AGAATTTTGACCAGGCATCCGAACGGTGCGTCCTGTCCTGATCCGAGGATCTTCCATTCCTCGACGATGTAATCTTTTGTCCAGGCTGAATCGACTTCATCTTTGATTTCTTTCGGAACATTGCCGATCTGATCCCCATTGACATAGACTCCGATCGCGGTGCTTCCTTCAAAGTCATACCGCTGAAGCGTGATCTCGACCTTGTCATAGGGCGGATCTTGCCACTTCATGGCGCGAAGAATCGCTTGCCGCGTCTTCCGGCCGTTCTTGAATGTCACACCGGCGACCTTGAATTCGATCTCTTTTCCTACTGCCTTCTTCAGCAGATTCTTAAAAAGTCCCATATCAATCCTCCTGTTCTGATAGTCCTTCTGCATAGCTTACCAGCTTCGCCTTTTGGATCTCGGAAAAAGCGTTGTAATAGGCGAGAAGCCGACGCAGCTGCGCCTCATCTTTCCGATCCTCCCATCCCATGATGAATCCTGGCGTTGTCTGAAGTGCATCTGCGATGGCCTTGATCTTTGATTGGGTCAGGCTCCTTTCATCTTTTTCGATCTTGTTTATAGAAGATCTTGATTTGTACCCAAGAGCCAGTGCAAGATCCTCCTGTGTCATTCCGAGCTCTGTTCTCCTCTGTTGAATCCGTTCTCCAATAGTCATTTTCACGCACCTCCTGATGCCTCTACTATAGTAGATAATTGGCTGAAAGTCAACTTTTTTTGATTTTTTTATAAATTCCTGTTGACAATCAGTCTACAGTTGTGCTAAGATACGCGACGTAGGCAAAATGTCTACAGAAAGGAGGACACATGACAAACGAAAAGATGCTGAGGGAAAAGCTCGGGGAATCCGGCTATAAGATGGTCTTTGTCGCGGCAAAAGTAGGGATTTCGTATCAGGCGCTTTTGAACAAGATCACAAATAAGTCGGAATTCACGGCTCAGGAGATTCTTGCGCTGTCAGATCTGCTACACTTGACGGCGGAAGAGCGAGATGCTATTTTTTTTAACACGGTGTTGGCATAATGTCTACACACATTCAGGAGGTCGCAAAAATGAAAGACAAGATCAGAGTGATCTATAAGCGCGTAGGCTTCGATCCGGTGGAGGTTGAAGTTCCGAACACGCTGGAACAGATGCAGCACATGATCGGCGGCTACATCGAAACAGTGCCGTGGTACTTCTACCAGTCGATGATCATGATCGTGGACGAGGAAGGAAAGCTCGACCGGAGACCGGTCAACTTCGAGTGGCACGGAGACCAGATCGTTGGATCGGTGCTCTGGTGCGGAGTCAATGGTGATGAGTTCTATGATTGCCCGTACACGCTGGAGGAGTTCCGGAGACGGTGGCCGTGGCTGTTTGAAGAGGAGGGCTGACATGGACAAGCAGACATTACGAGTACACGAGTACATGAAGAGCCACTACTACATCACGGCTAAGGAAGCAATGGAAGAGCTCGGAATTTTCCGGCTGGGGGCCTGGATCTTCGACCTGAAGGCACAGGGAGTGCCGGTGAAGAGCGGATGGAAGACAGTCAAGAATCGGTACGGAGAGGACTGCCGTGTGAAGATGTACTATCTCACCGGCTATCCGTACAAGTTAGAGGAGGTGCAGGATGCTCAGCAGTAAGAGACAGAAAAGGACCATGATCGGAATGACGGTCTGCATGATTCCGGTGACTGTGGCCATCGTTCTGACGCTGACGCATGAAAAGGCCTGTTTTGCGGCTTCTGCGCCTTCGGTCGAGGAAATTACCGTCGATACAGAAGAAGAGCCGAAAAGGGCCGATTTTGACGATCTGAGCGCCATGCCATGCGACAACCCGGAGGCGTTCCGGAAATGGCTTGAAACATATGAGGAGGGAACGTATGAACAGGAGGCAAGCAAAGAAACGCCGGCAGAAACAACCGAAGAAATACGAATGGACGGCGACGCTGCAGATCAAACTGACGCCACAAATTCTGAAACTGCTTGGTATGACACGAACACCGAGGAGATGGCGAGCGAGACTTCGGACCCGATATTCTACACGATCGGCGGCGAACTGATCGACCCGGAGATCCAGCGGAAGCTCTACAGAGCGCTGGAGGCCGAAGGGATCGGCTACTGGTACACCGGAGCGCTTTGCCAGATGTGGCAGGAAAGCCAGGGCCAGCAATACCGGATCAACGAAACCAACCTCGAAGACATGGGCCTCTTCCAGTACAAAAACAAATACTGGGACTGGAGCGAGGGGGACATTTTCGACGCAGACGTTCAGATTCGGAAGTACGCGAGAGAGATGGCGGCGCGGTTTAACGCAGGCCTCACGGTAGACGAGGCCATCAGCCGGCACAACACAAGCGACTTTGTCACGGAAGTAAACTGGAAATATGTCCAGGAAGTAAAGCGGCATTTGCCGACCATGGAGGTGATCAGATGAGCCAGAAGAGGAAAAACGGCCCGAAGAATTCCAAAGAAGCCTGCTACCAGCTTCTCCGGATGTACGGAGTGCCGAAGACAATGGTGGACTCCATCCTTGCGGATCTGATCTTATACTCCGTGACCGAAGGAAAGGATCTGAAATACGATCGGATTTATTCCGGAGTTGCATTGATGCTCTATCGGCGGTACAAGCTGTCCGGGCCTGAGATCCTCGAAGGTCTTCGGGAATTTGACCGGATCTGCGGATCAGTGCTCGACAAAGACGAAAACGGCGAGGACATCGCGAACTGGACAGAACTGATGGAGGAGCTCCGCGACGCAACCGGCATCGTTATCCACACTGGCGATGACAACCGGCTGATCTGCGAGTGTGAGTGGGAAGAAGAGGAGGAGATCGAGGAAGATGGCTGAACCGTACAGAAGCAAGGTATACACGGACCGACCGGATTATGCAGACTTTGATTCTCCGGACAAATTCCAAGCGATCATCGGAATCATCATGACAAGACTGAGACAGCATCCGAAGGCGATCTGTTCCTATTCGGGCGGCGCCGATTCCGACATCCTGATCGATTTGATCGAGACGGCCCGGAAGATCGCTCCATCGCTTCCGAAAGTCGATTATGTTTTCTTCAACACCGGTTTAGAGATGCAGGCCACAAAGGATCACGTCAAGGCAACTGCGGAAAAGTACGGAGTCCACATCGAGACGGTACGGCCGAAGGTGAACATCGTGAACGCGGTCAGAACCTACGGCGTTCCGTTCGTCTCGAAGATCATGAGCGGAGGCCTTGACGAATGGCAGAAGAAAAACGTGCCGCTGACGGTCGCCGACGAATACAACGAAGCCGAGGACAAGCAGACAAAATTCGCGGAGCTGGTCGAAAGGTACCCGAACTGCAAAAGCGTTCTGACATTCCTCTGCTGTTGTTCGAAGGACGGAGAACCGAGGCCGAACATTCAACTTGTGATCAATTCGTCGAAGTACATGCTCGACTTCATCAAAGAGCATCCACCGGACTTCAAGATCAGCGCGAAGTGCTGCGATTACTGCAAAAAACAGGTCGCTCACAACGTCCAAAAAGGCTATGAGATGATCATCACCGGCGAACGGAGAGACGAAGGCGGAATGAGATCCGTCCCCAGGGGCGGCGATCTGAACAAGACGATGTGCTTCTCCGAGACGGCAAATGGACAGTTTCGACTCAGGCCTTTGTATTATGTCACCGACAAGGACAAGGCATGGTACAAAGAGCGCTTCGGCATCCGGTACTCCGACGCGTATGAGGTTTATGGACTCACCCGAACCGGCTGTTGCGGATGTCCGATCTCCTACAAGGCCATCGATGACCTGAAGCTGATCGGAAAGTATGAACCGAACCTCGAAAGGGCCGCGTGGAATGTCTTCGGGGATTCGTACAGATACCGGCAGGAATACAATAAATTCAAAGCAAAGAAAATGGCTGAAGAGGCCATGAACAGAGAGACTATCGAAGGTCAGATGACATTCGATGACATATTAAAACTTCAGGAGGTCGAAGAATGAACGAAGAAAGATGGATTTTGGCACAGTTAAAACGGCGCCTTTTGAGCGTCAAGAAGAGTGATCGAGGCAGTGATCTGTTCTACAATTACGAGATTCTGAAGATGATCGCCGAGATCGAGGCCGAAGCAGTCCTCGGAGCTCCGACGGAAAAAGAGATCGAGGAGGTGGAGTGATGGGAGTCCCTGTTCTAATCATCGGGAAGTCTGGCTCCGGCAAGACCTATTCCCTGAAAACCTGTGATTCAGATCGATTCGGAGTGATTTCGGTCGAGAAGGGGCGACTGCCGTTCAAATCGAAACTGAAAGTGGCAAAGATTCCGAAGTCGCTGAAGAATCCTGACGGTTCCGAAGTCTCGTCCTACTCTCAGATCAATCGCGCCAAGTACGCCTGGCTGACGAATGTGATCCGAAGCTCGAAACAGATCCGGTCAATCGTGATCGACGACAGCCAGTATCTCATGGTTGATGAAATGTTCGACCGCTCCGGAGAGAAAGGATATGACAAATTCACGGATATTGCCAAGAATTTCCGTGACCTGATTCACTTCATCAACGACGGAACGCCGGATGATATGATCGTTTACTTTCTGCATCACTCCGAGACCGGAGCCGACGGACGCGAAAAGTGCAAGACGATCGGAAAGATGCTCGAAGAGAAACTGGTGGTCGAGGGCATGTTTGACGTCGTGATCTACTGCGCGGACCACAAATTCTACACGCAGGCCAACGAGATCAGCACGGCGAAGACACCGGAAGCCATGTTTGACGATCTGGAGATTCCGAATGACCTCGCAGCGGTTGACAAGGCGATCCGCGAATACTGGGGCCTGACGGCTCCGGAACCGAAAGAGGAGGCACAGAATGATTGACTGGTTCAGAGAGAAGACGAAAGTCAGCTCGGAAGGCACGACGGTCACTTATGCTGCCACGAATGCTCCAATGAGAATTGAGAGCCGGAAAAGGCACATTCCTCACGCAAACCGTTCCGGAACATGGGATCACACGACATTCCATGTTTTCTGGTACGGGGAAGAAGTGACAGTTAAGTACACATTGAAGGACGCGAAGGCATTCGCCGAAGAATACATGAAGGAGGATCACAATGGCAACTCTCTATAAGCTTTCCGAACAGTATCAGCTTTTGCTTGATCTGGCGGAAGATCCGGACACAGATCCGGAGGTGCTTGAAGACACAATGGAAGGCCTCGAAGGTGAGATCGAGGACAAAGCCGACGGCTACGCTGTCGTGATGACGGAGCTTCAAGGCAGGAGTGCCATTCTGAAGGCTGAAATTGACCGTTTAACGGCTCGGAAGAAGGCCTGCGACAATTCCGTCGACCGCATGAAGGAAGCGCTGAAATCGGCCATGATTTTGACCGGAAAGACCAAGTTTAAGACCGACCGTTTCTCATTCGGCATCCAGAAGAATCCGCCGAAGGTCGTGATCGACGAGCCGAGCGGGATTCCGAAAGCGTACTTGATACCGCAGGACCCGAAGATCGACATGACAGCCATCAAGGATGCCCTGAAGAACGCAGACGAAGCGCCTCTCTGGGAAGGGATCGCACACTTAGAACAGGGCGAAAGCCTGAGAATCAAATAAAGGAGAAAATCATGAAGAAACTTAAAGGCAACCTTTACAAACCCGGCGAATCAGCCACAACTTACACCGGAGACAGCTTCGAAAGCCTCACACCAGGAGCGTACATCTGCAAGGTCTCTCAGGTCAAGGACGATCCTGACAAGGAATATCTGTATCTTGAATACGACATCGCAGAAGGCGAGCATGCCGGTTACTACGAACGGCTCTCTGACCGTGCCGGGTTCTGGGGCGGCCGGGTATGGCTTTCATACAAGGACAAGGCTCAGTCCATCTTCAGCCGTGCCATCAAGGCGATCAATGTCTCGAACCCGAACTTCATCTTCAACCCCTTCGAAGACGGCAAAAATGCCGATGAAAAAACGCTGATCGGCAAGACCTTCGCAATCGTGCTCCACGAAGAAGAGTACGACAAGAATGATGGCTCTGTCGGCACGCGACTGTCCGCTTCTGCCACCGCTATCATCACTCTCGCACAGGCGAAGGAAGGGAAATTCAACAAGAAACTCCTCGAAAAGGTCTCACGCCGTCAGGAGCAGGCCTCTAGTGGAGATGCTGAATTCCTTGAGATCAGCTCCGAAAATCCGTTCGCGTGATCACAATCATAGAGGACACAGCTCAGAAGGCCGGTAAGCACGATTTGAAGCACCAGCAATTTGAGGCGGCAGGAGTCAACCTGATCCGCTGCAAGCTGCCATTCGGCGATTATATCCTTCCTCCGAAGGTTTCGATCGACACGAAAAAGGGCCTCTCGGAAGTGGCTTATGACATCGTAAACGACCATAAGCGCTTCCGAGCAGAGTGCATCAACGCTGACAATGCCGGTACAAAGCTGATCATCCTCATTGAAGAACCGACCGGAATTTCCTCTGTCGAAGAAGTGGCAAGCTGGTCGAATCCGGAGCTGAAGTATCGACAAACTGCCGTCACCGGAGACAGACTCATGAAAAGCATGAAGACAATGGAGCAACGTTACGGAGTCACATTCATGTTCTGCCTGCCGGAGAAATCAGCAGAGACAATTCTAAGATTACTGGAGGAGTGGAATGAGCGAACTTGAATATTTTGCAAAACAATATGCAGCGGCTGGTCTCGCTGTCATTCCTCTGAAACAAGACAAAACGCCATACACGGCGCATGGCCTAAAAGATGCCACTACTGACGAGGCCACTATCTCATCATGGTGGCAGAAATGGCCGAAGGCGAACATCGGAATTGCCACCGGACAAGTTTCCGGTGGCGTGTGCGTGATCGACCAGGACGAGAAGAACGGCGAGCATGGCATTGAGGCGTTCGAAAAATGGGTCGATGACAATTTCTTATACATCGATGCCACATGGACGAGCCGGACAGCTTCCGGCGGAAAGCATACGTTCTTCCGGTCAACAGTGCCGGTTATGAACCGGATCGGCTGGCTCAATGGCGTGGACGTTCGCGGAGACGGCGGCTATATAGTTGCACCACCATCAGTTCTGGCAGACGGTTCTAAGTACAAATGGATCTCCTCACCGTTCGATCTGGAATATCCGGTCTCGAACGAAGAAGACCAGAACATTGAATTCATCATCAGCGAGATCAATACACCAGCCACATCCGGGGCGCCGCTTCAAGTGCCGGAGACCATCGTCCAGGGCGGCAGGAACGACATGCTCTACAAGCTGGCCTGCTCGATGCAGCGGAAGGGTGTAAGCGATGCAGCCATAATGGCAGCCATCAAGGCAGAGAACGCTACAAAATGCGATCCGCCACTCTCAGACGCTGAGATCGACAAGCTCGTGAAGAGTGCTTTAACGAAACCGAAGGGAGATCCGGAGCCTCCGGTATCAAAAGCAGATCCGGAAGTGGTCAAAAACAGCAAGATGGATTTTCCTCCGAGGGAGCTCTTCTCTGCGAAGACGCTAATGGAGACTCCGGACAAGGAACTGACGGTCTACGTTGGGGACGATAAGGTACCGCTACTCTCTGAGGGCACTGTCGTCCTGGCTGCTCCACCGAAGCTCGGGAAGTCGTGGTTCTGCTTGAATCTTGCTATCGCTCTGACAACCGGATCAGACTTCCTCGGCTACAAAACGAAGCGCTGCCATGTCCAATATTACGATTTAGAACAATCGCGGCGGCTGAAACGCAAGCGCTTGAAGATGCTTGTTGACCGGCTTGGCATTGATGTCCCAGAAGGCCTCTATATGGCGGACGAGCTCCAAGGTATCGGTCGCGGCTTCATCGAGCAGATCGAATACGACATGCAGAATGATCCGCAGATCGGCGTCTTCATCATTGACGTCTTCACTTACATCGAAACGGCCCGAAAAAACACGGAGACCGAGTACCAGTGGACATACAAAAACTTCAATGTCATAAACGAGCTTGCCCGGAAGTACAGTATTGCCATTATTCTCGTTCTCCATACTCGGAAAGGTCAAGATCCAGATCATCCATTCGACAACATCCTTGGATCTACCGCGAATCAGGGCGCTTCGTCACACATGATCGTCCTGACGAAGGCGAAATTCAACGCTTCTTCCGTCCATCTGTACGCACAAGGCCGTGAGACTGAAGGCGTGATCGAGCTGGAGTACATCAATGACGGCGGCGTTCTTCAGCTCTCTGAAACGCAGATAGACGAGCCGGATGAAATGGCTGAATTCATGGAGTCGGAGATCCGGAACAGTATTGTCGAATACATGAAAGGATTCTCCAGATGGAAGGGCAGATGCAGCGGTCTGATTGAAGAACTCGCAAAAGCCAATCTTGGAATTGATGCGTCTCCTCGAGATGTCGGCGCGTTTCTTTCAAAAAATGTTGGGCGCTTCATGAAGCATGATGGCATTTTGGTCAATATCATCAAAAATGGCACAGGCCCGAAAGTATATGAAATCGTTAAAAATGATGAATATGCAAAATCGACCATTGATACCATTGATGAATGGCAGTCTACCATTGATGAAATACCATTCAAACCCGCATAAAACCTAAAAAATCATTATTATATTTATATCAATGGTGGTTTTATATTTCACCATTGATGGCACCATTGATCATCAATGGTATCAATGGTCATCAATGGTAGTTTTACTACATGGAGGATTTCATGACAGAAGAGGAAATAAAACTGCTGGCAAAATGGACGGCTCAGCTTTGGGAGCTTTATAAGAAGTATCTTAAAGTCGACATGCAGCAGTTGGACTTTGACGCACTGATCGAAGAGCTCGGGCGGATCTGGGAGAACTCCGGAAGGGAACCGCTGATCCTCGACATGGGAACGGCCTTCGCGGACGACATCGAGAGGAGGAAGCTGTAATGTACAAGGACATGGAAGCCAGGAAGGAATATGCGCGGAAATGGCGGCAGAGAGCCCGGGCTGAGAATGTGGATGGCGTCTTCGGCGTCTACAAGCTGACAGATGCCGAGAAGATCCGCCTCGGCCTGAAGAAACCGGCACCGATCCGCGGCCTGATCCACATAGTCGTTCCGGAGCACTACGGTTCCAGCGCAGCCATGTGGACAAGCAGATTCGTCACGGAAGCGCAGCTTCCCGGATTCCTGAAACAATACCCGGACCTGCAGATCATCGACCGAGCGGCCCT